TACTATAAAGATAATAAAGACCTTATTTACACAATTTCTTCATTTGATGGTAATAATGTGGAAATTTCATGGGGTAACATGGGGAGATTACAATACTCTTTAGATGGTGTCTTAAATAATATAAAAGATAGAACTTGGATTATAACAATGGAAAAGAAAATACTATACTATATAGTTCAACAAGAAGTTTGGGGAATCAATAATACTCATTGGAGCAAAGGTTCCGTTTTATATGTTTCAAACACAGAATCTTTACCTTATTTTAAAAAATTAGGTATATTAGATAATAAAGAATGGTTTGAACCTGTATATGAAGAAGATAAAATTGAAATAGGTGGGTATGAAGTTAAATTTTTAAACAAAGATTCTTGTTCAATTAATGGTGTTGAATATTATAAAATAACTATTATTAACTTAATTGATCTTATTAAAAAAGGTCAAGTTAAGAGTTTAAATGTTGGCTGTTCAGGACAATATACAGTAGATTTACCATTATTAGAAAAAATATTAGCTAAATTCTAATGCAAAAAGTATTTAATAGCTTAAAAGAAATTGAGAAGGTAGTAGCAGAGTTACTACCTCCTCGCTTAAATAAGTATATTGGATCTTTTAATTTGATATTTTTACTCTCTTCAACTGTATGGAATCTAGAAGAAGAATGGTCAAATACTTTTGTAGGTGAGAGAGGAATAACTTATCAAGTATGCAAAGCTTCTATTGAGGAAGAGATAGAGTATTTACAATCTATCTTAGATCCTTATGGTGAGTACTCTGATGATCCTGCATACTGGAAAGATATACAATATATTAAGAGTAGAATTAAAATGTTAGAAGATAAACTATGACAAGTTATGAATTTAATGAGAAGTATAAAGACTTCTTAGAAGAAGGACATTATGGGTTAGATATAGATGATCCTGAGTTTATAGAATGGTTAGATGAGAAGTTTCAATCATTTATAACTGTGGATGGGTTTAGCTACTCTCAAATTAAGGAGAAATTTGGATATGGTAGATTCTATTGTGAAGGGTTACCTAGAGAAGCAATAGATGAGGTAGAAGATAAAATAACAGAATTATGTAGAAGATGATAAATAAAAAAATATGGGTATGGGATCTGGAAACTCTTAACATATTTACTGCAACCTTTATAGATAGAGATAGTGATGAAGAAAGAGTATTTGTTATCTCTGAAAATAGAGATGATAGAGACTCTTTCTTTACTTTCTTAAATACTGAGGTTGCCGGTCTAGTAGGTTATAACAGTATTCACTTTGATGCTCAAGTATTAGAATATATGTACAGAAATAAGAACTGTACAGCAGGAGATATTAGAAGATATGCTACTCTAATTACATCTGGAGATAATAGAAGACCTGATGTTCCTGAATGGAAATTTAAACATAAACATCTAGACTTATTTAGAGCTCTATCTCTCTCTACTAAAGCTAAGAGAGTAGGTTTAAAGTGGTGTGAGTTTATGCTTGACTTTGAGAATATTGAAGATATGCCATCACAAGGAGAAGGAGATAATTGGGAAGAGATGGTATTATCTTACAATAAGAATGATGTATTAGCTACTAAGGAGCTCTATAGAAGATTTAAACATGAGATAGAGTTAAGAAAAGTTATTACTGCTAGAGATGGTGTTGATGTAATGAATAGTACTGAGCCAGATATGTCTAAGAAACTATTTGGTAAGTATCTATCCAGAGCAATGAGGATACCTTTGAATGATTTGAATAGTATGCAGACTATTAGAGATGTAGTAGAAGTTAAAGATATTATCTTTCCTTATATTAACTTTAATAACGCTGTCTTTCAAGATGTACTAACTCACTTTAAAAATCTCTCTCTTGAGAGTGAAGATACATTTGAGAAGGTAGTAAACTATAGAGGTATACCTATTGTATATGCATTAGGTGGTATTCATGCTGCTCCTAAGAATAAGGTGTACACTAGTGATGAGATGTATATTATTAAGAGTCTAGATGTAGTAAGTTTTTATCCTAATTTGATGATTAGGAACTCCTTATGTCCTGCTCATATACCTAAGGATATATTTCTACCTTTGTATGAGGGTTTCTTTAATGAGAGGAGAAGTATACCTAAGAGTGATCCTAGGAATTATATACTTAAGATTCTACTTAATGCTACTTATGGTTTAACTAATGATCAATATTCCTTTCTTAGAGATAGAGCAGTAACCTTATCTATATGTATTAATGGTCAGTTACTTCTTACTATGCTCTTAGAGATGCTTGCAGAAAAGATTCACTTAGAACTTATCATGATGAATACAGATGGTTTTGAGATTAGAATTCCAAGAAAGTATGAGGAAATATATAACTCTGTTTGTAAAGAGTGGGAATCCTTAACTAATTTAGAGTTGGAGTTTGAGAACTATCAGAAGATGATTATCTCTGACGTTAATAATTACATAGCTATCTATACTAATGGTAAAACAAAAACTAAAGGTAAGTATGAGTACAAAGATATTCCACTACATAAGAATAAGTCTCATGCTATTATTCCTTATTCTGTTTTTAATTATTGGGTTCATGGTATACCTGTGGAAAAAACTATTAGAGAGCATGAGAACATTTTTGACTTCTGTGCAGGAGTAAGGGCTAAGTATTCTGTAGAAAGAGGTCAGAGTTCCTATGAGTTACATAAAGTTAATTACACAGATTTAGAAATAAAAAAGCTAAGTAAGACTGTAAGATACTATATTTGTAATAAGAATCATGATGGTTATCTCATGAAGAGATATTCTGGTGGAGTTATAGAGCAAGTAGAAGCTCCAGCTAGGAATGGTAAAATGTTTAAAGCATGGACTGTTAAATACTTTAATAAAGCATTTAGAAGTAAAAGTTTTAAAGATTATAACATAGATTACTCTTATTATGAGATGGGTGCTAGAGAGTGGATAAATGCTTTTAATGAGAAGCAAATAAATTTATTTTAAGATTATGATTTATAAAGCAATAAATACAAACTCAGTATTCTACTCTAACTCTGATGGTAAATCAGGTAAAGTAGAAGGAATTATTGGAGTAGGTATATTTGAGGAAGAATCTTCTAATACCTTTAAATTGTTATGTACAATTGATAAGAATATGGGAAGTAATGAAGATCTATTTCAAGAAGCAGATAGAATTGCTGAGTTGTTGAATAGAAATGAGTTATTTATTACTCAGAAAGAAGCAGCATTAAAGGAAATTAGGCAGCTTCCTATTTAGAGCACTTCTAAATAATACAATATGTGAGAAAGAGTAATAAATTCAATATTAAGCTTTTAGCTAAAAGTAAGTATAAACACTTACATGAGTTAAAGCAAAGTCTTTTTAGAAGTGCTAAGAAAAGAGCATTGAAGAAAGGACTAGAATTCAACATTGAACTTAAAGATATAAGAATACCTGAGAAGTGTCCTATTCTTAAAGTTCCCTTAGTATGTAGTACTAGATACTCCCCATCCATTGATAGGATATATCCTGATAAGGGATATGTTAAGGGTAACATAGCTGTTATTAGCACCTTAGCTAATAGCATGAAAGCTAATGCTACTCCAAAAGAATTATTAATTTTTGCTAAAAACATTAAAAAATACATGGATTTATATCAAGAAATAGAAGTTGAGGAATTACCACAACTTCCAAGTTTAGATGAGATAAATGAGATTATGAATGGTAACTAAAGATCAAAAACAAGCTGAGATTGTAAAGACTTGGGAAGATAATAATAGAATAGGTCTTCTTACTGCAGTAGGTTCTTTTGGAAAGACAATTACTGCTATTAAGTGTTGTAAAACACTACCAGAAGGTACTATTATACATGTTGTTGTACCTAGACAAATTTTGCAAGAGCAGTGGGTTAAGATCTTGAAAGAGTGGGGAGTACAAGCAGAAGTATTTGTTGTTAATAGTTACATTAAGACATCTATGCAATGTGAGTTCCTAATACAGGATGAGATACATATGTATAGTAATGATGAGGCTGTAGTCTTCAATCAAGCTGTCTTAAATAGTACTTGGAATTATTTTCTAGGTTTATCTGCAACTGTATCAGAAGTACATATAGAAACTCTATCTAAAAGAGGTATTACAGAAATTTGTACTATCTCTATGAAGGAAGCATTAAGTAACCAGTGGGTAGCACCAGTCATAGAATATAATAAGATGTTGGACTTTACAGAAGTAGAAGCTAAGCAGTATGCTGATGCTAATAAAATGTATGAGTTTTATTTTAAGACATTTTATAATAGATTTGATGATGTAATGGCTTGCTTAAGTCCTGCAGGTAGAGATGCTTATTTGTATAGAAGAAATCAAGGATTACATCCTACTAGTCCTGCATTTCTAGATGCAGGTAAAGCAGCTATGCATGCTGTACAGTTTAACAGATGGCTTAGGAAGAGAAAAGATATTATATACAATGCTTATAACAAGTATCAAGAAATACTTACTATTATTGCTGAACATCCTGATGATAGGTGTATTATTTTTAGCGAGAGTACTTCTTTTTGTGATGTTCTTCACACTATGTTACCCAATAGTGTACTTTATCACTCCAAGATTACTACCAAGAAAAAGAAAGATAATCTAGCAGCATTTCTAAATAAGGATTTTCAATACCTTATTGGTGCAAAATCAGTTGATCAGGGATTTGATGATAGTAGTGTAACACTTGGTATTATAGCAAGTAGTACTTCAAGCAGTACCCAGCATAGACAACGTCTATATAGGGTAACAAGGTATGAGAAAGATAAACTCTCATACTTATACAATCTAGTAATAAGAGGCTCTCAAGAGGAAAGTTGGTTAAAAAGTAAACAGAAGGAAACAAGAGCTGCAATAGTTATATAGAGTCTTTTATAGATAGAGGGGAAAGAGTTTTATTAAAAACATAAATAAAAGACATGCTAGATTTAGATAAATGGGTTGATATTCTTGTTAGATATGATGTATCTGGAGAAGAATTGATGTATCTCTTGTTGATTTATAATAGGAGATTTGATTTGGTGTATAAGTATAGTAACTTTACACCAAAGGAGAATGAGGTAAGACCTACCTCATCTACTGAGAATTTAATTGGTCAAAAAGTAACCTTAACTTCTAAGTATGGGGTTAAGGAGAATGTGCTTGTTAATGGTAAGAGAGCTAAGAGAGCCATTAACTCTGAGATGGTTATATCTCTTGCAGAGAGAGGTCTTATTGAGCAAGTAATTCCTAGTACTAAGAGTACATTCCAATTGGATTACTTTGAGGTTACTGAGAGTCTTGCTAAAGAACTTTTCTTTGAGGTAGATAAACATATTGATGAGTTATATGAGGCTTATCCAGCTTTTATTACTATTGATGGTAAACAAGCATTTCTTACTGCTGCAGATAGAAATCTAATGTCTATCTTATATGCTAAGAATATTAAGAGGGATATTAATCTTCATAATGAAGTTATTGCCAAACTTAAAGCTAATTATAGCAACATTAATATGAAGATAGAGAACTTCATCAAAGCTAAGCTGTGGGAAAAGTTAGAAATGACTGAGTTAAAATCAAATTTATCAGAAACTTTATAATGAGTATTTTTGAAAGAGTTTATGCAGATATTGAGAAAAATAAACTTCTAAGAGAAAATGGTCTTTATACATGTATTCCTTGGGTAGATTTGCCAAAGTTTAGTACAGTTATTCCTGGAATAGAGAAAGAAAGATACACTATAGTAACAGCTTCTAGTAAAGTTGGTAAAACTCAAATAGCTGATTTTATGTATATGTATCAACCTTATAAGTTTATTTCGCAAAATGAGAGTAATATTAAAATTAAGATATTGTACTTTAGTTTAGAAATATCTAAAAGTGCAAAACTCTTAAGTATTATTTCTAATAGATTATTTACAGATTATGGTATAGTTATAGACTCTCAAAATCTTGAAAGTAAATTTCAAAGCTATATTCTAACAGATGAAGTGTTAGGTAAAGTTAAAGAGATTAAAGAAAAGATAGAAGTGTTTGAAGATACTGTTACTATTATTGATACTATTAGGAATCCCTTTGGGATATATAAATATTGCAGAGATTGGTTTGAGAAGAATGGTACTATTCATTATAAAACTATAATGATTGGAAATGAGGAACATAAGATTATGGATTTTTATGAACCTACTGATCCTGATCTTTATACAATTATTATTATAGATAACTATAATCTTCTTACTCCAGAAAAAGGAGGAACATTGAAGGATGCTATGGAAAAGTTTAGTTCTGATTATGCACTTACTCTTAGAGATAAATTTAAAGCACATATAGTAGCAATACAGCAACAAGCTGCTGCTAAAGAAAACTTAGAATTTACTAAAGGAGGTGGTTTAATAGAACAAAAACTTAGACCATCACCAGATGGTTTAGGAGATAGCAAACTTACTGGTAGAGATGTTAACTATTTAATTGGTCTCTTTGCTCCATATAGACATGAGATTAAAAGCTGGTCTGGTTATGATTTAACAAAACTAAAAGATAATCATAGAGAACTCTCTATTTCTTTGAATAGACAAGGATCAGGTTTTAAGAATGTCAATTTGTTTTTCAATGGTGCTGTTAATCATTTTTATGAGTTGCCTCCTATAACAGTCTGCAATTGAGTTTCTATTTAAATCGTATAAATCAGTAAAAATGATTATATGAATTTAAATATTACTGTTATTTATAAAATAACAAATACTGTAAATAATAAAATTTACATAGGAAGTGCTTTTAATTATAGAAAAAGAGTAACACTTCATAAACATTTGTTAAGAAATAACAAACATCGGAATAAACATATTCAAGCATCTTGGAATAAACATAAAGAAGAAAGTTTTATTTTTGAGATAATTGAAGAGTGTAGCAAAGAAATATTAATTGAGAGAGAACAATATTATTTAGACTCTTTGAATCCTCAATATAACATTAGAAAAATAGCTGAGAATAATAGTGGTTTAAAAGTGTCAGAGGAAACAAAGAAGAAAATTAGTATGTCACATATTACTTCTCCTAGAAAAACAAGAACTACAGAAGAATTAATTGCTTGTGGTTTTATAAAATCTGGTAGACGTAAATCTCAAGAAACTAAGGATAAAATATCTAAAGCTAATAAAGGAAATAAACCTTCTGAATTTACTATGCAAAGATTAGCAGAAGTAAAGAGTAAAAAAGTTTATCAATATGATTTAGAAGGTAACTTTATTAAAGAATGGGAAAGTACCAGAGAAGCAGCTAGATTTTTTAACATAGATTCAACTAATATTTCCAGATGTTGTAAGAATGTGAATAACAGACAAACATGTAAAAATTTTAAATGGTATTATGAAAAACAATAATGCAAGTAATTTATAACAGCTTATGAGAGAAATAGAAAAAATAATAGAAGAACTTGGTAAGCATGATTTTTGGGAACATGCATTAATTCTTGATTTGCTTAAACGAGCTTATAATGCAGGTTTACAAGATGCTGCTGATAATGCTAAAATTATGACTAGTAGCCTATTTCAATATTCTATAGTAGATAGAGAGAGTATTTTAAAATTAAAGTTAATAGATGGAACTTCCAAAAAGTAAAACAAAAGCTACCTTAACAGATCCTGGTAAGCTTATTATCTACAGCAAGCCTAAGACAGGTAAAACTAGTCTACTAGCAGAGTTAGAGAATAATCTTATTATAGATCTAGAGAATGGTACTCAATATTATGATGCACTAAAAGTACATGTTACTACTGTGCAAGAACTTATGGATCTTATTAAGAGTATTATTGCTGCTGGTAGACCATATAAATATGTAACTATAGATACTCTAACTAAGTTGGAAGATCTAGCACTACCTTATGCATTAACTCTCTTTAAGAGTACTCCTATGGGTAAAACTTTTACAGGTACTAATGTGCTAGATTTACCTAATGGTGCAGGCTATAAGTATCTAAGAGATGCTATGACTAATCTATTGAATGCTATCTATAAGTGTTCAGATAGAGTAATTCTACTTGGTCACTTAAAGACTACTAATATAGAGAGGAATGGTAAAGAAGTATCTGCCAAGGAGTTAGATCTCACTGGCAAAATTAAGAGTATGGTTTCTGCTGATGTAGATGCAATAGGGTTGCTTTACAGAGGTGAGAATAATCAGAATATTTTGTCCTTCAAGACTACAGATGATGTTATCTGTGGTGCTAGGCCAACTCATCTTAAAGATCAGGATATTATTATCTCTGAGCTAGTAGATGGAAAATTTATTACCCATTGGGATTTAGTATACAATCAAAAATAAAAACAAAAATTTATGTTTCAAGTAATTGCAACCACCACCAGAAGATCAAAGAAAACACAGAACTGGGATCTTCGTGTTAAGAATGATAGAATTGAGTTTTCTCAAACATTTTTTGCCTTAAATAATATGCAGAATAATGAGCTTACCTTTGGTAAGAGTAATGATACTTATCTGCTATTAATCTCTCCTAATGGTCAATTCTATAAGAAGACTGCCAGAGGAGAAAATAAGAGTAAGACTTTCTCTAATCCTACTCTTTGTCAGTATCTTACATCTGTAGGAGATACCTTTAAGTTAGAGGTATTTGAGAATAATGAGAGTGGTAAATTCTATAAATTTGTAGCCATTACTCCTCAAGAAGAGGAAGTAGAGGAAGAAGTAGAAGTACTAGAGCCTCATACAGAAGGTCCTATTGCAGAAAATGCTTATCCAGCTAACTTTTAATAAAATAAATAAAAAATATGTTTAATACTAATAGTGTAAAAGCCCCTGCTGCTTCAGTAAAACCAGGTATCAATGTTAATGTACCTGTAGAAGCTATTTTTGAACCTCTTAGAAAAGATGGTTCTGGTGATCCTGTCCTGTCTCTTAGAATTGTTGATAGCAATATCAAGAAAATTATGTGGGAACCTAAACAAGCTGGTAACCCAATGGGTAGAGCTTGTCCATTTAACTTTGAGTTTAATGGTGTTAAAGGTCAGAAAGGTGTAGAGATGACTGATGAAGTTTCTAATGCACTTGAGATGATGGGCTTTATTAGAGATACTAAGACAGTATTGACTGCTGTTATTGGTGATGTAGTAGTAGAGGGTAAAAACTACAATGAGTTCTGCAAGAACTTTGTAGCTGCAGTAGGTAGTGAGAGAACTGCTGATGTTAAGCTTGTCTATGGCAAATCTGGATATCTGGAATTTGCAAAGAGTGGTTACATTGCTGCTCCTAATAGTGATAAGTTGACTGTTACTCCTAGTGATGTAGTAGTTAAGCCTGAAGTAAGTACTGACTTTACTAGTGCTCCTACTGGAGCAGACGACTTGCTCTTTTAATAAATGTATGTCTCTAATTTAAGTAGGGACTATGTTTATAAAACCTTTTCACAGGAAAGTATATTTGAAGCTTATGGCGTTCCAGTAGTTAAAGGTAACTTTATAAGTCCTTTGAGGAGAGATAAGTCTCCAACATGTGCATTTCAATATTATGGTAACATACTACGTTATTATGATAACAGACCAGGAGAGTTTTGTGGAGACGCAATATCTTTTGTTATGTATCTAAAGAAACTTAGTTACCAAGAAGCACTATTGGATATTTATAATACTTTAAAGAGCACTACTTCTTATCATTTATTAAATAACAAAAATAATAAAACACAGATTGCAAGATTGAGCTTTGTGGATAAGAAGAAAGGTGCAGAAATAAGAGTTAACTTTAAAGAGTTCTCTAATAAGGAATTAGAATACTGGCAACAATATGGTATAGGCTTAGAGGTTTTACAGAAATTCAATATACACTCATGCAAGCATTTATATGTAAAAAACAATGAAGGAAACTTTGTCAATTGCATTAGAGGTGAGGAAATGTGTTTCTTATACATATTCTCAGACACATCTGTTAAAGCTTACTTTCCTGAGAGAAAAGAGTATAGATTTATAAGTAATAGCAGAAGTATACAAGGTATAGAATATATTAATGATCCTAAACTACTAGTAATAACTAAGAGTTATAAGGATGTAGTATGTTTATCATTATTTGGTATACAAGCTGTAGCTATGCAGGGGGAGAGTGTTCTCCCCCCAGCATGGCTTGTAAATAAGTATAATTGTTTGTATCTTGCAGACAATGATAATGCTGGTAAAAGAGCTGCTATACTTATAAGAAAGAAATTCAATATTCCGGTATTATTATTCCCTAAAGAATACAGAGAAATGGGGATTAAAGATTTCTCTGATGCCTATAAGATCTTGGGGCATGAGTACTTACAAGATCTATTAAATTCAATTTTGTAAATAAATAAAATTATGCGTAAGGTAACTGTTGTAACAACAAACAATTCACAGGTTAATCAATTTGAAGTAGAAGCTGGTGTATCTACTTTCTCTCAACTAGTAGCTGCTCTTCCTGCAGTAGATTTCAGTAACAAGACTGTTACTGTTGGTAAGGCTTTGTACTCTCTGGAGCATCCAGATGCTATCCTTCCAGAAGGTAGCCTTAAAGTATTTATCTCTCCTAAGGATATGAAAGCTGCAATGGCTGAGTATCATGAAGTTAGAGCTGCTCTTAAGCAGTACAGACTTGATGCTGTAAACAATGATGATGAGGAAATCATTGAAATTATTGGTAATTATACTCATGATTCTCTAGCTCAAATGAAGGCAAAACTTGAGGATGTTTTGCAGACATTACAAAGGAGAACAACAGGACAATTTGATAGTTCTGTTCTTGAGGCAAGACTATTTGAGGTTGAGTATGCACTAGGTATTAGAAATACTTCTAATGCTACACAATTCAATGAGAGAGTTTTAGCCGAGGCTAAATATGCGACTAAAAAGTAATAAGTTTAAAGAGATTAAGGGGTTTCTTAGGAGACCCCGATCTCTTAAACCTATTTTTAGCTTAGATGTTGATGTTGATGAGTATACCAAACAATATAATAAGTGGAAGATTTATGAGTATTATTCATTAAGTTTTACAAATCTTAATGATAAAATTAATGGTAGAGGTACTAATTTTTTTACAAACTTAAGTAACTTTAATAAAAACTCTCTAGATCACACTCAACTTAGTCTTATACAGAAATATAGAAAGCTTAAAGCTTCTGAGTTATATGATGAGAGTGTTTGTAAAATAGGATTAGTTACTGTTTCTGGTAATTATTATCTAGGATTTCATTTTCCAAAGATAATGTTACAAGAAGTTAATACTGGTAGAAATCCTATTGAGCTTAGAGATATATATTTTTATGTAGATACCTCTTATTTAAGAGGTTTTAGAACTACTGTAGATATTAATAATCCTAAATTTATACATCCTCATGTAAGTGGTGATTTTAATACTTTTTGTATGGGATCTTCTCCACTATCAATGTCTCTTAATACTTTGCATTATGATCATGATACATTTGATGAGAATGATGCTGACATATTCTGGGTAAATTTCTATAGAACTGTTTCTCAAAAGACAGAACATGGTGATCATTATTATGCTTTAGATAATTTAAATAAAGGTAAAAGTTTATCACAAGTAGAGTTTGAGTATATTATCTTTAATAATGAAGAACTCTTAAATAATATTCATAAGTATATCTCTATCTCTGTACTTAAGACTGAGATTAAAATGACTATTAATAAGTCTGAGCTTAAGAAAGATTATTTTGAGTTGTTTTCTGAGGATACTACTGTAAAAGAAGATCGTTTAGAAAATCTCTCAATTCCTGTAATATTTGATAACAAACACATTAAATATAAAAAGCATACTATAATATATAAAAACCCAAGAGTTCTTTACGTTAATATTGATGATTGGTTAGAATATTTTATGAATAATTATGCTAAAGAAGAATTAATAAATAAAGTTTACGATGATTATAAAAAAAAATCTAAAGAATCCAATAACTCTGGAGAACAAAGTGTTGGAGAAAATCAAGTATTTCAATTCCAGGTGCTCTAATATAGAGTGGAGTGGAGTAGGTGTTATGAAAGTTGAGGGAGATATCTATGATGATACTCTACAACTACATGTAATAGATTTGATACTTAAAGATGTAGGTACTTCTGGTTACACAGAGTATGATTGGGGATCAACATTAGCTGATTATTTTGAGGATAACTCAGAGAAGTGGCCTGTAATGTTTTTCAGTATTCACTCTCATCATAATATGGGTGTAAGTCCATCAGGTGTAGATGATAAACATCTATATGATAATATAAGTAACTTTCCTTTCCATCTATCTGTTATTGTTAATAACAGATTAGACTTTAATGCTAGGATTGCTACTGATATGATTATTCAAACTGTAGGTGTTAGAGGTATGGATAGTAACTATACATCTAAAGATATTACTGATGGTAAAATTATTATGGAGTTTTCTTTACCTGTAAGTATTTCTGGTGCAAATGGTAGTGAGTTTCAAGAAGAGTTTGATACAATCTTTAAAGCTAAAGAAGCTACTAAAGTTGTTAATGCCCAAACTCATTTACCTTTTTATACTCCCCACTATAAGCTCCCTCCTATTACTAAGTACTCTATTGGTACTATTAATTTTAAGTTTAGGTCTTTAAAAGAAGCTCTGGATGAGATTAGAACTCCAGAAGATGTTGAGGTATACCTAGATCAGGTAGAAAAGCTTTGTATAGATCATGTAGAGCAAGGTAGAGATATTGCTACTAAAGCTTCTCTCTTTCAATTAATTAACTTTATTGATGATGTTGATAGTAAGCATAAACATAAGGCTCTTATTGTTGATGGTTTAGGTACTATCTATTCTCTTCTAGATGATGTTAAAGATGATTTTCAAGAAGTTACCTTTGGAAATAGTAAACCTTTTAAGGATATTTCCAGAATGACTGATAAGGAGTGGCAAGAATATCTTTTAAGCAATGAGGTATAATCGTTTAGAATTTAGTAGATTCTCAGCAGCACCATTTGTAACAGAAAAACCCCTAGAAATTGTTCTAGGGGGACTTGGTGGTGTAGGTGCTTATGTAGCTTTCTTCCTTTCCAGACTTAGGCATCACTTATTTGCTTATGAGATGGATACTGTAGAAGATGTAAATCTAGATTGTCAGTTCTTTAAGTATGAAGATTTAGGTAAACCTAAATCAGAAGCAGTTGCTGATATGATTAAAGAATATTCTAATGGTATCTTAGATGATCTTGGTAAATATGAGGAAGGTTGTGAGGTAACTCCTTACTGCTTTGCTATGTTTGACAATATGGAAGCTAGAAAACTTATGTTTGAGCAATGGTGCAAGACAGAAGATAGAAAGATTTTCATAGATACCAGATTGCAAGCAGAGGAGTTTCAAATATTCTGTGTACATAAGGAAGAGCATGTACAGATGTATCTTGATTCTTTGAGAAGAGATGATGAGATACCTGATTTACCTTGTAGCTACAAGCAGACAGGGCATTATGCAGCTATGGTAGCAACTCAAGCTGTAGCATTATTCTGTAATTATCTTGCTAATCAGAAACATCTTGCTGATATAGGTGAGGAGATTAGAGAAGTACCTTTCTTTCATACTTTTAATGGACTTACATGGCAGTAACAACAGAAGAATTAAGAGCTTTAGTAAGACATTATTATACTTCTACTAAAATACCTCACATAAATAAGTGGAAAACAAAACTTTTTAATTATGAACCATTCTCTATTAAGAAGACTCAAACTACTCTATTTGATTGTTTTGCAAAATTACTTGGTAATTCAAAAAGCACTCATAATAGAAAGTACTTAAAGTCTTTCTTTCCATATTATGTATTTTATGAGAATATTTATGATCTAGATGGTAATGTGGTACTTCTTTTGTGTAGAAAGAAAGGAGGTACTGGTTATTATACAAAAACTGTTATACATGTAACTAGGGAATTTTATAATACATATTCTGAGCATGTAGATAGATTTTATGTTGGTATAGGAGGTAGATCAGAAGGTAGAGATCCAAATTATACACCTGAGTTGATTATACATGAGGAAGTTACTGATATCTATGCTCTCTTTCATAAAGTATATGAGTTTGAGAGTATTAAGGATATAAAAGGTTTTAAAGAAGAACTACTAGAAGCATTTACTAAAGAGTTGTTTAATATTAAAAAAAATAAGGAAGAACTTCCATTTTCAGTAGCCTAGTATAAATATTATGAGGAAATATTATTCCACTAAGAAGATTAAGTATAAATAAAATAATATATTAATATGTTTATACCTTTAAATGTACCTAGTTCAAAAAATAATAAACAGTGGACAGGTAAATACTTAATATGGTCTAAAAGATCTCAACAATATGTAAAAGAAACTGAACAGTATTGGAAAAGTTACAAAAATGAGTTTTTAGAACAAATAAGTAATCAACCTTTACCTATTAAAGTTTCTTTTACTTTTGTAAGAAATAGTAAACACAAATTTGATTATGTAAATCCTTTACAAACAGTATTGGATTTAATGGTTAAATATGAGTGGTTAGAGGATGATAATGCAGATGTTATTATTCCTGTTTTTGAAGTTTATAAATACGACAAAGAAAATCCTGGTGTTGAAATAAGAGTTTTGTAAGTTTAAAAAATTATATATGTATATTTACAATATGCAATATAATTTAAAATCTCACAAAAAATTTAAACAAGAAGTCAAGAATTTACACCCAAATTTAAAACTTATTGGGAAATATCAAGGAGTAAAAAATAGAATAT